ATGAACCACGTCTCACGCTCCTTTGGTGCGTGAAGATGTATATGGCTTTTTTTTACTTGACTACTTAACACTAATATTTTTTCCCGTGCGTGAAGATACATATGGCTTTTTTTCGTGTTGTAGTTAACACTAACATTAAAAAAATTCTCCCGTGCGTGATCGTATATATGGCTTTTTTTCGTTAAGTGTTTAACACTAACATTTAAAAAATTATTTTTTTTCAATTGGTCCCGTGAGTCGTGCAGCTCGATGGCAGCTTAAAGCTCTAAGAGCTTCAGGGCCTCCAGGCTTCCTGGTCGAGTCGTATTTATAACAGCTAAAATAAAAAGTTGACAGCTGAGTCTATCCCATGTTAATAAGATAGTGAGCTGATTCGAATAGCAGCGGCAAGGGTAGCACAAGAATCCCCCCGCTGTGGGTCAGCTCTAAACTAACTAACTGGGAGAAAAAAAATGATACACTTTAAAGATCTAAAGAAAGGCCAGGAAATAAAAAGCAGCCAGCTGCATCCTTTTATTTTATGCAGCGGAAAGCTTCTGGAGAGTCCAAAGCAAGGCAAGGGGCTTAAAAAAACCGTGCTTATAGATGCTAAGGGCTCGGAGCTGGGTTTCTTTGATGAAGCCGGCAGCGTCTACAGTACTAATATTAAATTAGCTAAGGTTAACGGCAATTGGACGGAGGTGACACATGCTTCTTAACTACTACAGTCAAACCAAAATGGCTAAGGGGGAGAAATATGGATATAAGACAGCTATCCTTCACCTGGCTCCGTTTACTTTAAGCGGCAAAAATGTCTGTCCAAAAGCATCCCCTGAGTGTGCTGCAGCTTGTTTAAATACTTCAGGCCGGGGGCAAATGGGCTCGGTCCAAAAAGCTAGATTGAATAAGACTAATTATTTTTGGACCAATAAAAACGGCTTTCTATGGGACTTGAGCCGTGAAATTGAGCAGCTCAAAAAACGAGCTGCAAATCAGGGCTTTAAGTTTGCCGTTAGATTAAACGGGACCAGTGACTTGGCCTGGCATCGTATGAAAGTTGACGGAGGTAGCAACCTGATGGAGATCCACAAGGATGTCCAATTTTATGACTACACTAAAGTCTTAAATTATATTGATCATGATATTAAAAATTATCATGTTACCTTCAGTGACTCAGGCCGTAACGACTCGGACATTGCTGCAGCTGTTAGTAAGGGCTCTAATGTGGCTGTTGTTTTTCAGGATAAGCTGCCCAAAAAATGGCTTAATAAAAAAGTCATTAATGGAGACCTTCACGACCTTCGTTTTAAAGATCCGAGGGGCGTGATAGTCGGACTGGTTGCCAAGGGTCAAGGCCGTAAAATCAATAATAAGTTTATTAAGGTAGCATCATAATGGACTCATTCCTGGCGTTACTGGTTAGAATATTAGTATTTTATCCGATACCGTTACTAATATTATTAGCCATTATAGTATTACTATTTTAGAACGATTCTAATATACAGCCCTACAACCTGGGGCTGTATTTAATTTAAATAAAATTTGACATCTTATTAAATATGATTAATCTGGGACATGTACTAAAAAATAAAACACTAACAATAGGAGTTAAAAAATGAAAGTACAAAAACAAAAAGAAAAAACACTTTCACCGATCGAGAACGTGAAATTGTTTAAAGCGTGTGAAGTTAATCATAACAGAAAAACTTATAACAAGTTATGGATTGACGTTAAAGAAGAAGCCCTGCCAATAGTCGAGAGCCTTGGAGGATCTGTAATCAATAAATATAAATCAAAGTCTTATTATATTGAGATTGCAAAAAAATCTACAACTAGATTTGATGTTAAATCCTTTAAAGAAAAACACCCTGAAATCTACAACTCATTTATTGTAGAGGGTGAAGCAATTGAACTTAAAACAAAGATAGTTAAATAATGTACTTGGCATTACATATATTTTTAATCTTGATTAGTTTTTCAATCGCATTTTTAGGCGTGGTTGTACTATTCACGGTTGACGCTTTCACTGGTGGCATACTTGCCACTGGTGGAATTGTATTAGCTATTAAATCAATGGAGGTTTAAATGATACCGTTTAAATATAAAGGATACGACATAAAAATTAATGGTACTATATCCGATAGAACGACAGTCAAAATATCTAATAATGTTGAAGATCATTTATATATTTTTAGCATAAGAACGATACAGGAGAAATTATTTCACAACCTAGTTAAAAGAATTAAAAGAACGGTTGACGATTTAATTAGATACAAGCAACAGACACAATAGTCATATGAACAAACGCCCCCTATCCTTTGGGGGCGTTGACACCCCTAGAGGTACCAATCAAATTCCAAAAATAGAAATTTTTATATTTCTATTTTTTAAGGATTTTTATACGAAACTTTACTAACTTTACCTTTACTTGATATGACAGATACATGTAGTATGGCCTTGTAGATTATAGGGGGTAGCTTTTTTGGGGACCCAAGGGTATATTAAATCTAGATGACTGATACAGAATTATTGACCACCGATCAATTACGAGAGAGGCTCGAAAAAGTGTGGCTTCGACATATAAAATTATGTCAAGATAACTTCTTATATTTTGTAAAGAATGTTTGGCCAGATTTTATTTGTAAAACTGATAGGGATCCTGATAAATGGGGACACCATCAACATATTGCACACGAGTTCACAAAGATATCAAAAAATAAAAAAGGAAGGCTCATCGTGAATATGCCACCTCGTCACACTAAATCAGAATTTGCATCCATATACTTTCCTGCATGGATGATTGGAAAGAATCCTAAGATGAAAATTATGCAGGTATCACACAACGCAGAACTATCTGGAAGGTTCGGTGCTAAAGTAAGAAACTTAATTGATAGTCCAGAGTATAAACAGATATTTGGAGATGTTAAACTAAGAGAAGATAGTAAGGCAAAAGGACGTTGGGAGACTAATCAAGGTGGGGAATACTTTGCAGCGGGTGTTGGCGGTTCTATCACAGGACGAGGGGCGGACTTACTTATTATTGACGATCCACACACGGAGCAAGATTCAATGTCCGATAGTGCGATGGAGAGAACTTTTGATTGGTACTTGTCTGGTCCCAGACAACGTTTACAACCTGGAGGCTCGATTGTACTTGTAATGACAAGATGGGCAGAAGATGATTTGACCGGAAGATTAATACGATCAGAAAATGAACCTAAGGCAGACAAGTGGGAGAAAATTTCTTTTCCAGCTCTTTTAGGTGATGAAGAAAATCCAGTACCTGTTTGGCCTGAATATTGGAACCTAGAAGAATTAGAAAAAGTTAAAGCTTCAATCTCAATTAGAAATTGGTCTGCGCAGTACATGCAAAATCCAACTTCAGAGGAAGGAGCAATATTAAAAAGAGAATGGTGGCAGCCATGGACCGAGGATCTTCCTGCATTAAAACATGTCATACAATCTTACGATACTGCGTTCAGTAAAAAAGAGACAGCCGATTACTCAGCTATTACTACTTGGGGAATATTCACGCCTCACGAATCAGGGCCTGATGCGATTATGTTAATTGATGCGATCAAAGGTAAATGGGATTTTCCAGAATTAAAAATGGTAGCACTAGATCAATATAAGTATTGGCAACCAGAGACAATTATTATAGAAGCTAAAGCGAGTGGACAAAGTTTATTACAAGAATTGAGACGAATGGGTATACCGGTTATGGATTACACTCCAGGACGAGGACAAGATAAACACTCAAGGGTCAACGCTACTTCTCCTATATTTGAGAGTGGACAAGTGTATTATCCTCGAGATGAACATTGGGCTCAAGAAGTAATCGAAGAATGTGCAGCTTTTCCTCATGGAGAACATGACGATTATGTGGACAGCACCACCCAAGCTATGTTAAGATATCGACAAGGTTCTTTTGTAACTACTTATTCTGACGAGGATGAGGTTAAAAGTTATAAAGAACGTAAATACGTATATTATTAATTAGGAGAAAAGACATGTCAAAAAAATCAAGAAGAAGAAATAAAATATTAGGA